ATCTTATATTCATCAAGAATGCCAATTTCTTCAGCCTTTTCTTTTTTGTTCCATTCCTCTCTCCTTGCAGCATACATCCGCTTATCTTCCGGAGCCAATGCAGTCCGTTCTAGTCTGCTATACTTGTCCTGCTGTCGCTTAGCATATTGTTTCCTCGCCTCTCTCTTGGCTTGTGCCTCTATCGCTTCCAGCTCCGATTTTTTCCACCTCTTGTTTGGCGGTGTAGATATGTCCGGAAAGTATGTGGTATGACTGTCTCTGCAATTAGGATGATACAGCCCTGCTGCCATTGCCGCACTCATGAGAGGATATCCCTGTTTTGACGCTTCTTTTGCTGTGCCACCGCTCCATACATCATCTATAAGCACCCTGCCTACCCATGGTAAACATAGTGGGCATGCATTGCCACGCTTATTCATGATCACTGTATGTATGCCCCACTCCTGTCGTTTGGTACCCTCTCCGGAGAGATAGGCTCTTTTGCTGGCAGTTCGTAACGCCATTTCTGCATATGACTTAATGTTGACTTGCTTACCATCTTTGTATTTGACACAATTTAGACCCGTTGACGCATAGTCTTTAACCGCCATGTCCACCGCCTTTTCATACGTCCCTGCTCCGCTGTTGGCGTACACTTGTGCATTAAATATAGCTCGCCGCACTTGATCATCATGCATGCGCAATATAGCTGATTCTGCGCGTACCATATCGTGTTCTACCGCATCCAATAACGCATCCATCTTGCGTTCATTTATCCGGAAAAATTCTCCCTGCAGTTTGTCTGATACCTTATGCAGCCTCGCTCCTTTTTGGATCGCTTTCAAGATTGCTTTCTCCTGCGCCATCCCTCCGGTTGCGTTGGCTTGCCATATTGCCATGCGCATCTTAGCATTGATCGAATTATATCGATCGTTCAATCGACCAGCGTGTTTTCTACGGTACTCCTCTAGCCCTGCCAATTGCTTTGCCTGCCACTGTTCCCATTGGAATCCCTCCTCTGCTTCCTCCGCACGATGACGCTTCATGTTCCGGATCATAGAGTCCAGCAATTCATTCTCGATCGAGGCGAATGCATTTGCCACATCATAGTTCATGTTCTCCATGCTGCACTCCTTCCATCGGATTATTTATTAGCGTGTACCTTAAATCCCTGTGTTTTATATTGCCTGATCATTGCTTTTAGTTGCGTTATAGACTTGCACTTGTCATGTCTTAACTCTGCATAGTTTGCTTTTTCTACTGCATATACACCAAAATGCACCTGTTCAGATGCTATGGTAAGCAATTGCTTGTACTGCGATCTTGGCATCGTATACATTTTTCCATTTACATTAACCCGCATTGGTTACCCCTCCTTCGATATAGCGCTCTGCTGCCCTGTGTCATTATTCGTACTCTGTTCTATATCCAGCCCGGCTGTATTCAACGCCGGTTCTTCCAACGTCTCCATGCCATCTCTGGCATTTAATCGATCAATCTCTTCCTGCTTCCATTCGTCTGTCTTGGTGTCTCCATACAGTTCTTCCACAACAGCTTCATTGGACATGATCCTGCTGGACTTTGCTTTGCCCACCGTCTCGATCTGTGACTCAAACGACGGATTTGCATACTCACCAAATTCCACCGATGCCACAGTATCTTCTACAGTTACCGCATTCAACGTGTCCAATGCTTTGAATATAACATCGATCAATTTCGGTATCGTTGTCTGCAGTGCATCAATGATCTTTCCTCTGGTGTACAGCGTCGTCTTTTCTTTCTCCCTCTGCGCATCGGCATTGTCCAGTTTCTTGACGTCAATTCCAATCGTAGATGGACTGATGATTCCCTGTAAGCAGAGATCCAAAGCAGTGATATATGTACTTAGATACGATTCGTGAGGAATAACCGGCTGTGTGACCTCAATCTTGTCAGCAGCGTTCTCGCTCATTCCCCCTTGTACTGCTATAAACGTATTGTCGAATGGATTCGGAACAAGAAGCTCCTGTGTTTTTGGATCTCTTGGTATGAGATCCTGTGGAATATACTTCGTTGCACGCCCGTCTCTCATTGCCTGAATCCACTGGCTCCATGCTTCATCCAGCGAATCAAAGTCATCTGTTTTACCATCAAAAATCGACTTGCCTCTTCCTTTCACCCTTGGGTTGCTGTAAACATAAAAAGGCACAGCCATACAGAACGAATCGTCAAAGCGAATATCTTTCAATCCGGCCAATGCAGATACGTTCTTTAAGTCCACCTTTTTTCCATCATGCAACAGCTCATTTCGGATATAACCAAATCCATAATGTTCCTGTAGTTCATAGTGTTTATTTTGCTCCTTGTAAGCAGTCTTAAAGACTACCTCTCTCATTCGTCCACGGTCATAGACGAGATCAATTCGATCCGCCGGGTACCATTCTATGATCGGATATTCACTCATCCTTGTATCCAACGATATCTTAAATGCTCCATCTCCCAGATATAATGCTTGACTGACCGCCTCTTCCAACAGCTTCTTAAATTGATTCTCTTTGTCAATCTGCTTCCATGCGTCCTTTCTTTTGTCCGGCACCGTGACGGCATCAAAGTCCGTCATAATAATACTGGTCAACATATCAACAATAATCGCCGGCAGTCCGATATGTATCTTCCGGATCTCTCTTCCGTTACTGCTTCGTGCCGCCCAAAAGCGTAGTCTGTTCTGGCTGCTATCGATCTGACGGTATAACTGCGCCAGCTCGTCAGGATCTCCCAAATACCATATTCTGTTTTTGATCACGTTAGCCTGAAAATCCATAGTTTCTTGTATATTGAAACTATGCACATTTGCCGGAGTGATCTGCAGCCAACTCTGCATCTTCTGTTTTACGTTCTCACTCATTTTGTCCAGCCACCTCATTTATTTCCTCCATTACTTACTCCTATCTTGTTCTTGTACGGAATCCAAGCATATTGAGTGCTGTTGACCATGTGGTCGTTTGCATCCTCTGGCTCCTCGTCCTTATCCTCTTTCCAGCTATAACAGTCCAGCTCTCGGATATAGTTCACGCAAGTGTCAACCACCTGATAACACGGTCCTACATGCTTATCCTCGTCATACGCCATCCAGCCAAGCTGCAACATGATACGGTCAACGATTATTACTTTCTTGTATGCGTTGTTAAATATATATAGGCATTCCGGATGCGCTCGCTTGTACTTTGCACACTCCGTTAGTGTTGCCTGATCTGCATTGTCCACAAATACATTTCTTGCCAGCCCTCCCCATTCCTTTCGATTTCTCTCCAGAAACGCTATAAAATTAACTACTGTGTCACTGGGCGCAATCGGTACCGTCTGACTGGCATTGTTATAAACTTTCTCATCCAGCACAATGCATCGACCTTTATTCGTTATTCCAATAAAGCTCATGGCGATCGTATCCGGAGATTTTGTTGAATACGCCGTGTCCAAACCTGCACTGAAGTATTCATACCATTCTGTTTGCTTTCCATCATCTATCAACACATCATCACGAATATAGGATCTTGCCTGTTCCTGTGTGATCACATGATGTTTTTTACTAAAATTACAAAAGACAAGACCGGTGGCCTTGCCTCTTAATCCTTGTATTTTATTTTTATACATCTTGGTCCCTTTGGGGACTGCATCAATCTTTGCCTGAATCTGATCCGGCGTCATTGCTGCATTGTCCCAAAATGTGAAATACCAATGGATGTACCCGGCTACCGGATCCTCGTTAAGCTCGGCCAACAATTCCGGCGGATAATCCTGTATGTAGCGTTTAAGTGGTCTACTACGATTGATAAATTCCTTATACACCGGTTTATCCGGTGCATCCGGATTGCTTGTGGTCATCATGTATTGGCATCGATGCGTGATCTCTCGCAGAAACTCCATATCCGCAATATTGACCTCGTCAATATACACACAACCATATTGTGCTCCGAGAACTTTTTCCCAACGATTCTTGTTGTCATAACCGCTGACATAGATTATTTTTTCGCCGGTTGGTGTGTCATACACGATATGCGGTAAACCGATACGACCCTTGCCGTTGCTGTAGTAGTTGGCAAGCACTCCAAATTGGGCTAACAATCCGCACTCACTGTTGATCACGTTTTTTTCAACCGTTCCGAGATCTAAGCCACACAACAAATGATACTTCTTGTCTGACTTTGCAACCATTAACATAAACTTAGTAATACCAACGGTTGTCTTTCCTGCGGCTGTCGTACCCTCCAAGTAATCTCTCTTAGTCTCGCACAACAGAAAATCCTTAAATTTCGGAGACAACTTTATCATATTCAGCCACCTCCCATTATTCTGCCGCCTCGTCACTGTTCATAGGTTGTACCTGATCCAGCAGTTCTCGTATATTGTCTATCGCTTCCGTCTTTTCCTGCGTGCCATCTCCGGACTGCTCGTTTACCTTTGCCTGCAGGAGTGCAATCTCTGCCTTCTGCTTTGCAGTAGCGAAGTCCATGTGATCTGCGAGCCACTGCAATGCTTTTTGTTTATCAAGCAGTTCCACGCTGTTTGTTTTGCCAAAACTCACTTTCTTGACCAGCGTGCCATCCGCAAGCGGATTATCTAGGCATATGTGATGTCGTTTATCAACATAATCATTGATATCTGCATACAGGATATCGATATATTTTTGTATAATATCTTCTTCGGTCAGAAGTTCTCTGTTGAGCCTGCCTTGCTTGAGCTTTTTGATCTCATCTTGCACCTTAACATTTCTTAACATTCTTGACCCTGCTGCCATTGCCGCTTCGTATGTGCAATCATACGCTTTCATATATGCCTTTGTCGCGTTAAAACTTCGCATGTAATATACGCAAAAAAGTCTTTGTCCATCGGTGAGTTCGCTATTTTCTACGAGCTCTTCAATGTCTGCTTCTTCTCCTTGCATATTGCTGTTTGATGATGCTCGTTTTGGGTGCACCCTTTTTGCCTTTTTGGGTGCACCCTTTTTTCTACTCCATCCATATCGTTTTTGCCAACTCTTCACAGTGTTAAGCGATACATTATATTTTGCCGCAATGTCCTTATATTTCATTCCGGCCAAGTAATCAATTTCCGCTAATTCCTTTACATCCGCCACAACACCACCTTCCTTGCACGCAAAAAGAGCACCCAATTTCTCGAATGCTCTTTCTTTTGATGATATAATAATAGCACATATGAATAGGACATAAAAGGACATCTTTTATTTTTTATATTTTTAATAAATTCAATCCTTTCCCGTGTATTCTTTGCACTTGTTTCGCACTATACCCTAATTTTTGTGCTATTTCTTCCCACTTCTTGAGTTCTATGTATCGCATACGCAGAACTGCTGCCGCTTTCGGATCTGATATATCCAATATTGCATCCTCGATCTCCAGTCGCTTTTCCAATGCTTCGCACATTTTGTCTTGTATTTTTGCATGGACCCGCTCATACTTGATCATAATGTCCGACAGGTCGGATTTGCTTGTTGATCCTTTCGGCATGTCGGATAGCTGCTGGATCGGAGCAGACATCGTCACCTCTCGTAATGATCGCTCTTGATCTCTTAAGTCCTTGATCTGCAACATAATATTGCGATATTGACGCATATACTCTTTTTTTACTTCGTTGCGTGCTCTTCTCTGTCTGCGTTCTGCTTCTCGTTCCTGTCTCACAGCGGAACGAATCGCTTTTGCTGCAGTTGGATCTTTATATCCTTCTCCATTTTTGTTCTGCATACGTTTCTCCTTTCATGGGATCTATTGTGATACCGGCGTTACAAAGCGGTTATTTTTCGCCTTACGTTTGCCGTCTGCATTGTATTGGCTTTCCGGCTTGTAAAATCCGCACTCCTCTATATCGCAATACAACTTTTTCAGTCCTCTACACATTCCCTTGTTTGAATGTCCAAACTTCGCATCATACATGATGCAGTCTTTTTTTACGCTCATTTCTCATTCCTCCATCTCTAATTTAGTGTTCTCCATATTGTTACCTCTGGTTCATTGATGCGCCACCCACCACCTGAGCAGTGAACTTGTCACTCTTTCTGCCTTTAAAACCTTAATCGCTCTTCCTAAGCCTTTATGAAAAAAATCATCACATTCAGAATCAAAATAAGGATCGACTTCTTCAACATATCTGTCAATATCAGCATATGCAAGTTCCCTTTCTTCTTCTAATTGTTCCACAACCTTATCTACATCATAAGCTGTCGGCTGCAAATCAAGATACTTCTTTAGTGCCTTCAATCCATCCTGTTCCATTTCTGCACATATATCTGTGTCACATTCCATTCTTTCCATAAAATCATCTGCATCAATCAGTCTCATTCTTGCACCCCCTGTTCCCCATTTTGAATATCCGCTTGCCTTACATATTCAATACAGTTTTTAATTATTTTTCCGCCATCATTCATTTTCTCCACCTCTCAATTCTTAATAATTTCTTCTATCTTCTGTCTGATACATTCATCAAAAACAGAAACAATTTTTAACGCATTTGCTGGATAAGAATATTGAATATATTCCCATACATTGTCGTAATCACTGCTCTCTTCTTCAAATACTCTTATAAATTCATCCTCTGTATGTGGATAACCACACCATTCTATTTCCTCAAATATTCGATCGAGTTCTTTCTTTTCGTTATCATCGTCTGCATATTCATAAAATAGTTTTTTGGTTTCTTCATAGTCAAAAACATCAGGACTTCCATATATTTTATCTAGGATATACCCCTCATCACACCTCGCCATAAGTTCAAGGAAACTCTCACTTTTCGGTGTTTCTACCCATTTATATCCGTAATTTCCACAATCAGAAGTGATGGTGAGTTCGTACCGATCAAGATTAAATGTAAATCTCGCCCACAAACATGAACCATAGTCCTTATCTTCTTTTTCTTGCCTGTATTCCAGACAAAGCATGTTAGGCTTCACTATATTTACGGTCATTCATTCTCACCTCTCAATTCTTTCAGTTTTGCTTCGGCTTCGGATTTTGTGAGAAATATTGTTTTGCCAAATTCCACTACATCAATTTGACCAGATAAAACCCCATCATCTGATTCATAATCGCAAAACAGTATAGTTTCTCCATCTTCAAAACAATCCAAATGGAAGTCTTTAACTATAAACTTGTCTATATCTTTTCCAAATCCTGCAAAATCAAGAAAAATTTTATCTCCCACCTTGCAAGGCAATTTCAGAAGTCTGCCCTGTTCCTCTAAGTCTTCATAATCTGCGAGTTTATCGCAAACCTCTTTGATCGTTACATTGCTTTTTGCTTCTTTTGTTCTGTTTGTCAGTCTCTCCATACTTATCCCTCACTTGCTAACAACTCTGGGTTGTCAAAAACATTGCCAACAACCTCTGCATTAACCATGTTTATCCAATATCCTAAGTCTTTGCGATAATTCCTGCTCTCTGACCAATCCACATAAAATCCTATGTGCTCTGTTTTTTGACTATCAAAACAGCTATGATATGCTCCATATCTGATTTGTGCATACGCATTGCCAAAATGATATTTAATAACATCATTCTCATAAATAATATTTCCATCTTTACCCACCAGACCAGTGCATTGGCAAATTGTGTCTTTATCCACCAGCACAAAGCCACCAAATTCATATAGATCCTCTTCATTGCTATATTCGACCGTATATATACGAGAAATTGGGCATATGTAATACTCATCTTTACGCTGCAGTAAGCTTCCTATGCACCACTCTCCATTGCGAGCACTTTTCGCCTTATATAAATGTCTAATATCCATTGCTACTCCTGTCTTGCCTCTTTGCTTTCTTGACCACCTTGAGATTGTACCACTCGCCCTGGTAGCTCATTCCAACCGGAACATACACGCCTACCCGGCAAGGAATCTCTTGCTTAATCTTCTCGTACACTTCTTCTGGCATCACATAGTAATTGTAGTCTCCCAGGAAGTTGTGACCGTTCTTCGAGTGAAAATCCTCTATCGAGGACTTAACCTCATAACAGTAGAAGTCTCCCTTCTCTATGCCGGACACTGTATTGTTTACCGGCTTGAATTTCATAAAATCCACCCGCACTGCATTCGTGGTGGCGTAGTCGAAAGTCACTTCCCTGGCCCAATAGATTCTGGGGTCATTGTTCGGGCAGATGTGTTTTAATATTGACAGTGAGAGAATTGCTGTGATCTGCGGTCTATTGCTCATCTGTCTCCTCTCCTTTCCTTACCTCTGGCAGCGGCGGCAGCGACATCCAGAACAATACCTTATCCTTCCACAATACCCAGCGTCTTTGCTTGCTGTATGGATCTGTTTTTACTGTGTCAATTCCGTATTCCGGCTCATTTGTATAGCCCAGCCGGCAGATCAAATACTCACCATCTTTGTCCGGAACTTCTTTGACCTTAGCGGATACCCATTCCCGCGCTAACTGCTGCCCTATCGAATCCTCTTCCTCATGTTGCACCGGTGCAACTTTTTCACTTTCCTCGGTCTGATCTATTATCTGTTCGATTTCATCCTCACATGCTTCCTGCTCAATCTCTTCCTCTGCAGAATTGGCACTTTGATCCGTTTCCTGCTTTTCCTCTGTATGTTTATCCACATTGTTATCAACAATGTTGTCCATTTCTTCATGATCTTCTGCGATCTGTTCCGCTGTGTCTGTATGTTCCTTAGGCTCTGCTTTTTGTTCGAACATCGCCATTCCATATATCCTCTGATATACTGCTTCTGGAGTGCCTAGCCATTCATCCCAGCATTTAATAGTGTTTGCTATCCATGCCCATGGTACCGTTTCGTGTTCGTTTGTTCTTACATTCACAAATGCCATTGGCAATTCTGTCCCCTGTATGGACATGAGCACAGTTCCAACCTTGGGAACTCTCGCCCTTGGTGTAGCCACCCCATTCGGCGCTAGTGCTAATACAACATCCTTATCTCCTACCGGATCATTCTGCATAGCTGCATATATTCTCGTGAATATTTCCGGGTTATTTTGTAAGTGATAGTATATAGCCTGTTGGTACCAGCAATCCATCTTGACCGGTGTGCTTGGAATATCTTCGAGCATCACCTCCATGTCAGTGATGTTCTCTTCTGCCTTTATGTCCTTTTTAATATCTTGCAGCTCTGCTTTTGTCGTTTCTGCCGGAATGACCTCGATCACTTCATCCGACATCGTCAACATCTCCTGTAATTTTGCAACGCCCCGATTGCTGTATCTCTGTTCCAGCGCAGGATAGTTGCCACCCACGCTAAAACGGTCATTGATCGCAATGTAGCGTGATACTGTCCCCTTATCGATGCCGTATTCCGCTTTTGCAAATTCATACAAATTTGGATATCCGCTTTCGTACAATATTGTCGTATCTCTTGCCTGCTTGAGCAGATACCCAATCTTAACAAAGTGGTCTGCTGCCGACAGCAATTCTTTGTCTAACGCCGCCTTAAACTGCCCATAGTTGTTATATTCTATCAATTCTTCCATGTTCTTCCTCCATTCACACTGCCGGTGCCATCGCTCCAGTGTCTGCCATTGCCGGTCTTAATTTACATTGCTTCACATTCGTGTACTGTTCCAGCCACTCATCGATCTGATTTTCGTTCAAACCGATTTCATGGTTATTCTTCGTGTTGTGTGGACCATACCACTGTATCACGCTAAACTTAGTGCTGATTTCTACCGTTACAAACGGCATATACGGCACATCCTTTTTGCGTAAAACCAATATGTAACTTTTTCCTGTGTTGTGCTTTCGCATGTAACTTTCCCCACCAACGCAATGATGTTGTAATCGACCCTCATCGATGATCTCTGACGCACTTTTGCATGGGCGGATCATGTAAGCCCCGGATTCATAATGGTATCTCTTGTCCAATTTCTTAAAATTGTTTCTAATGCTCGGAAATGCCTTTTCATTTTCTGCTTTCCATATATCCTGTTCTTTTTTGTTCTGCTCCTTAACCATCTGCGCATGTCCTTCGTACATGTCATGCGGAAACAAATAAACCGTATTGGTCATGTCGTATCCTAATTTCGCTCTCATGTCCAAATAGTCGGCATATGTCCTGACCACCCGATTAATATCTACTTTTGCCTGTGCTGCTACCTTTTCCGCATAATTTCTGAACTTCGTCATGCTCATACAGCTCAAAATGCTCTCATACGCATCTTCATCCAAAGCACATTTTGCAAGCCAAACCTCCATATCTTCGTTCCATTGCAATCCATGGCTCTTTTCATATCGCATTGCCCGCAGCATATCAATATCTCCATGATACTTGCGCAACGTCCGGAGTTGTTGCTTATTAATTCCAAGCAAGTCACATACCGTCTTTGCAGATTTATTTTCCAGCAGGCTCCAGTCTCCGTATGTAAAATGATGCACCAGCTTTTCCAGTCCCATCTTCGTTAATATTTCCACCACCGGATTGATGTTGTATATCTGCAGGTAACCTATTACATTTGCAAAATTGACATGCATCTTGTACCACTCTACTCCGCTATATTTCATCCTTGTGTTTGCCAATTCTGCATAAGATCCCGGCCACATCTTGCCTTCGAGCCGTACCGGTTTTTCCCCTGCATACATTCCATAGTTACAATCATCCCAATACCACTCCCCCAAATATGGATTGTATTTTTTGTAATCATATTGCACGTTTTTCCTGCCCTCTTGGATAAATGCTCTTGCTATCTCTGCTTCATATATTCGCTCGTATTCAGCCGTTCGGACCACCTCAACCTCAACAAAGCGGGCTACAATCTTCCCTGGGTCTTTCGTTCCCTGCAACATATACGCCTGTTTCGTCTGCCTATACACTCCTTTGTAGTATCCTGCTGCCTTATAAATTCCCTCCGCACCACATAAAGTGCACACGCCAGGTTCATTGTGGTACGGTTTCTCTCCCTGTCTTGCCATATCCTCCAGCGTGACAGGTTCGAACGTATACTGTGCTGTCTTTCCACAGCACGAACACTGTACCGTTGCCATGCGTCCTTTCTTGTGATATGTCAACGTATGCTTACTCGCCAATTCTTGTTTCTCCCAATTAATCATTTCTTTCGGGATTTCGTATAAACATTCACGTCGCTCCTGCAACGCCTTGCGTCGCCGTTCCGCAGCTTCATAGCGTTTGTTGTCCAATATCCTTTGTCTCGCAATGTCCACCCATTCCACCCATGTACGATCCCTATATAGCGGATTATTTACCGGCTTGGCACCCTTAAAGAAATCCCGAATTGTGTCGTAATCCTCTTTGCAGATGTCTATATCATTTACCGACATCTTCATCGCAACATTGTATTGATGCCACACCCCTTTCTCATAGACACCATAATCTTTCTGTGTCTCACCTATCGTGATCACCGGCTCTTTGCTCTGTCCAGCTTTATATACCCATACGATCAGCGTAGCTTCTCCTCGAAGTGTCCGCACTGCTGCCACAGCGTGTTCTTTGTTGCGTTGTCGTGGTTTTGGCGGTTCTTCTAATATCATCTTTCTCTGCATCGTTATCCCTCCTTAAACCACTCGTCAAATAACGATTTCACCTTATGTCCCAAATAATATTCTGTTACAAGCCGTTTATCCTGCTGATCCGTTGTAGATCCTGCAAAACATCCTCCCTGTTGATGTTTGCGCGCATACGCATATATCGCATCATAGATTCCTTTGAGCCTTGCGCCTTTTTTCATGATTCCTCTTGCCACTTCCTCGTTTTCCATCATCGCAGAGATGGCAAACACGGAATAAAATCTACACATCGCTTCTACAGACCCCTCTAAAGTCTCCAACTCTACTCTCATCCGTCCCAGTGCCGCCGTTATCGGTGTGGCAAGCTCGTCCGACATTCCATCCACATAATCTTCTACTTCATACGGGTCTATCCCGTTTTCTTTTGCCAGTTCCTGCAGTCCTTGTATATCTCCCTCCGCACGCAATCCTGCTGCCGTTTTGTTCAGTTCCTCTGCAGAGTCAAACTCTCCAAATTTCGTAAACAGTTGCGCCGGTGCAACTTTCTTTGCCATAATAGTTCCCCTTTCCCGGGGCAGATCTATCCGCCCCGTAGTACCTGATCAACTTGTTCTATGTGTGACATGTTATGTGATACAGCTAATATATCTTCCCACCCATCAGCAGACGGATAATATCCTCGCTTTCGTAAAACGCTTCGCCATCAATCCACTGGCAGGGCATTTTACGGAAATGCTTTTCGAAATATCTTCTCGTTCTTCCCAGTGCAGCACTGATCTGATCGATGTTGAAACTGCCGCCCTCCGGGAACAGCTCTACAAGCTGATTCTGCAACCGCTTCTTAAGTTCCAGATCACGCACTCTATTCTTGTGTGGTCCGGAATCTCCCTCATGTTCTTCCTGTGTCAATTCAATCAGGTTTAGCGGAAAATCCAACCCTCCTTGCGACCGGAACACAATGTGGTGCTTATGTATCCCGAATATATCGTTACCTTCCATCATTTATCACCTTTTCCTTTCTGCATGCCTGCACTCTTTGTCACGTCATCTCCTGTGAGTATTTATTGGTCTGTTCCGATACAACAGAAATGCTGTGTCCTGCTGCCTTTGTCAACACCTTATCAATTAGATCTGCATTGATCGTCCCTTGGTATCGATTATTCTTGTTGTTCTGGAAGCGGCACAAATTAAAGCCACCATCCAAATAGTCAGATGGGGCATGGATCTCCAAACAACATTTTTTATTTAGATACGACAATGCTTTGTATGTGATCCACAGGATAGCCCTGTCTCTCGTTGTGTTTTTGATGCATCCATGATGCATTGCTACATGCTTGCCATACTCCAGCGTTATGCCATATTCTGCATGTTTGCCTTTCATCTGCATATCTAAATAAATCTTAACCGGTGGCATTGCCGCCACATTGATCGGTTGTTGTTTTTTCACAGGATCCACCCCTTCTTTCTTCCGCAATCTCGAATATATGTAGAATCCACCGACAAAGTCTGAATGGTAAATCTTAGAATCCAGATACCTGCATTTGCCATAGAATATCTGCTCCATCTTTTTACCAATCTCATCGCCGGCCATCACCAGCTCCTGCATTTTTCGTCTTGTCAGCTTGGTCACTGACTCCTTGATAATTGGCTTTTTTAGATTGCGACTGCACTGCACAAGATGCTTTCCTCCGCTTTCCATCTTTGTGATGTATCTGGCAAAGCCCTCCAATCCGAAATCATCATCCGGTTCTGCATATTTACACTCGCAGCGCCCTTTTGTCCATTTGGATTCTGCTATGTCTCTGTCCATTTTTGACATGATCAAATGATGATGAATCCGCACCTTCCGGCTTTCTGTGCCTTCCGGTACAAATTCGATCACATAAATATATTGCAATGCCGTCATCCCCTGCTTCTTACGGTAACGGCTTATTGCCTGCAAGTAATTGCGAATATCCCTTCTCGCCCGGTCCAAGTCCGGCAGATCACCATCACGATAGGTCAACGTGACGATCAGATCACCTTTACGGAAATTGGCGTTCATTAGTCGCACGATCCGCTTTTGCCGGTTCTTTAAGTTCAGCTTTTTCTGTACCTCTCTACTTGCTTCTCCTTTCGGAGTTCTTGGAATATCCGATCTATTCAGAAATACCGGGTAGACATTCGATTCTACATAATCCCCTGCAATGATCCGCTGGTGCATGATCCTACATGCCGGGAGATTCTTCATCTTGCGTCTTACTCTCTCTTCCCTAGTCTCACTCCCGAACACTGTCGTATCATAGCAATCCTCTAACTCTATCTGTGCATATGCCGGATTAGGTGATACCCGCCATGCCTGTCCATATACATCTGCAAAATCGTATTGGTAATACTGTAATTTCGCCATACAACACTTCCTGTGATTCATTTAATAATACTCATTACGAGGTCGGCAAAGAGCTGTATGCTCTTGTCAATTTCAAAAAAAGGTCGTATACTCTATATGTAGTTATAGGTATTGACCTTTTAGTTATAGGTGCGCATTTGCCAGAATGTGCACCTATTTTTTAGTTCGATAATCTTCTACAATCTCAATGCCATATTCAATAGCACACTGATTCTCAATTCTGCAACCTCTTGCTTGTTCCCAACCCCTCACAAAATATGCCACATCTGCATCAGCCAGTAATTCCAATGACTTTGCAAGGTACTTCAAAGGTACACACCCTTTGTCTGGGTTATAGTCCTCAAAATATGATTCAATAGCTTCAACATCCTCATTAAGCACAACTTTTGCACTTTCGATAGCTTTCTTCCTTACTGCAAGAATTTCCTCTTCCGTCTTTCCATTCATAGGCTGACTAATAAATAACTTCTTCATTTTCAATCTCTCCTTTACTTTGTAATTGCAACAACTTGTCCATCTTCAATCAAGACACGCTTGTCCTTCTTTTCCATAAGCTCAATGCAATCCTGCACTGTGATCTGCTCTAAATTCATCCTAATCCCTCCTTTCCCTGCCGACAGGCACAGCACGGGGCATACCAACGCTATAAGGTGAGTCCATGCTGCAGCTTGTTATACAATTCAAACATCAGGAGGTAAAATAAACTTGTGTATGCCCCTTGCTGCACCTGCCGGTCATCTATCAAAATCAATCTCATTGTTTACATTACAAATTTTCTATGTGCCTCTTTCAGATCCTGTTCTGATATATCCAGATAGATCTGTGTTGTCTCAATTGACTCATGTCCCAACATTTGAGACACTTGCTCTATGGACATTCCTCTTCGTAGGGCAAATGTAGCGCATGTCCTTCTGAATTTGTGTGGATATGCTTTCACTCCTACTCTCCGTCCAAGATTACTTATGCGCGATTCTATTGAACTCGCGGAGATTGGCTTATCTTCGCTTACCTCGCTTTTTCTCGTGTACCATGTTTCTTTGTTTTTCTGGTGCATACCAAAAAAACCTGATGCAAACAGATACGGATTCGTGTCCTTTCTTTCCTTTAAGTACCTTTCTAGCGCATATAGCGCTTTCGCATTTAGATATACCGTCCGATCTTTTTGCCCTTTTCCATGCACCAATACCTCATTTCCTGTAATCTCTTTTAATTTGACATTTACCAGTTCGGATACTCTGCATCCTGTTGACAGCAATATCTCAAATATTGCTCTTTCTCTGTTTGTCCTTAGTGCAGCTCGCATTTTTTCAATTTCCAGCTCTGTAAATGCTTCTTTTTTGACTTTTTCCTTTTTAATTGCT